TGGGGATAATCTGCTCACTTGGTACAATCTCATACTTAAACAGGCCCTCGGTGTCGATAAAGCAATGCACGGTTTCCCATGCCTTGTTACTCGCCCCGACTATCCAGTCATTCACGGTGTCCTCAAAGTTCTCGCCCAGCACTTCATTGATGTTTTCGGTCATCTCATCTTTTACCGTTTCGGCTTTGGTTTTGTCTTTGACCTCTAACACAACAGGATTACCGACAATATACGAGGCCTTTTGGTCAACTAATAGCTTTTGAAAGTTGTTGGTTACATGCCGATTGCTTTTCATGGTGTCGATATATTCTACGCTGTCAACCGTGTATTTACGGAAGTCCTCATCTAATATATCAGGCTCATTACCGTAATAGTCGACCCCTTCAGCCATTTTGGCCTTGACGGGACTTTCAAGGTCAGCCTCGATTAAATTCTTTAACACTTCCTCCTTAGTAAAAGCACCTGATTCTATTTTCTGAAGGGACTCGTTAATCATATAAACAACACTTCCTTTAATTTACTTTAAAAAACTAATCGCCGGACGACATACATCTTCTTTTAGCCCTGTTACTGTATCTGGTCCATCGTCATGCAAATTGTCTCCCGCTTTCATATAACTTGTAAGGTTAATCATAAAGCGGTCATATTCCGAACCTGCCTTGTAATCACTTCTAAACACAAAGTACTCTTTTATATATGCAGCGGCCATGAGTATGCGGGTTTCCTTATTCCTTGTCGTCACCTTTGTTTTGACTAAGCATCTTGAACCCTCGTCAGTCAGTATCCGCTTAACGCCCCTCGCAAAAGACTTGCCCCCGAAATTGCTTTCAATCGTGGTTACCTCAACGTGCCAGTCGATTAACTGCTGTGCCAGTTTAGGCTCGGTGATCTCCGTTCCTTCCTGCGTAAATATCACATCAACAATATAAACCCTATCGCCATATATAAAGGCAACTACAGAGCAAAAGTAGTCAGTTCCCTCGTCTGCCGTGTCTACCCTGCCTCGTATACCGTCAGGTGGCTTAACTGCCCCCGTTTCTTTGTTGGCCAGCAACTCATCTATGCTAAACCGCTTCAACTGCTCTATCGGTAACAATATCCCTTCGGCCTCAATGGGGTTCTGCTGCCATTCGGCTTGCCAAATCATCTCGTCAGTCATGGCCTTCATTTCAAGCAGTTCTTTGGCAGTCTTTACATCATCGCAAAAACTATTGCCGTTCTCATCAAGCGCCGGGATAACGATTTTCTTACCGCCATTGGCCTCGTCAAAAAAGCCCTGTGCTTCTAACCGGCCGAATATATCCCGCCTGCTCCACCTAGTATTAATAAATATTTCCGGACAACCGCTTTCCAGCCTTGACTTGTGAGTCGAGGTATACCATTTCCATTTTTTCTCTAATACTGGCTCGCTTAATGCTTCGTCTACATTCTTAATCGAATCATCTATTATAGCTGCCAGATTACAGCCCTTGCCGAGTATCGTACCGCCTACACCAGCACAGAAATAGGAGTTTTTATCGGCTGTTGTTACTGCCCAGTTATCGATGCGGTGCTTATCTTTGCTTAATATCATATTCGGGAATATCTGCTTATATTTGTCACTACCGGCAATCCAACCCCTGATATCATAACTAAAATCTTCGGCAAGCGTGGCCGAACAGCTGTTACGCATAATACAGCCAGTCGGTTTATTGCCTAACTCCCATGCACACCACAAAGAAATAATATAGCTTTTCCCGGTCCGTGGCGGATCACAAATGCCCAAGTGCTTTATCTTGCCATCGGATATTTCTTGCAATGCTTCGGCTTGTGGCTTTAATATCTTCTGCCGCCTGGTGAAAAATGGCCTGTCCATGTGTAGACAGAAACGCCAAAAAATTCGCCTGCATAAAACTATATAGGCACGGTCACGAATATAATCAATCTCATTTTTCTGCATTAGCTTTTATGCTCAATTTAGCTAATTTCTGTAAATCTTTTATATCTAACTGTGCTAATTTCTTATCGAGTTCGCTGTTGACTTCGAGTGAACCTTTGACATTTAAGTCAATATCTTTCTTTTCGGTGGGGTATTTATTTTTTAGCTTATAGGCCATATCAAGGTATTTATGACGTGTTGGGTAATCTTCAACGTCTATAAATTCAACATTTTTTGAGGTTGCGTCTGGCAAGTCTGGGGAATTAGGCTGTGCTTCTTTTGGCTTCATAGGAATAACAGATACAACCTTAGTGGCTTCAAGCCCTTCGTTAAGTTTTTGGTTAAGATAGGCATCAGTCGTTCCCATCATCTCTAAAATCTCTGAAATGGATAAGTCAACTTTTGTCAACATACGATATCCTAATTCCTTAGCTGATTCTCTTGTACAATTAGAGTTTATCGATAGATAGGCTTCAGTTGCATTGCCACTATTATCTATATATGCTTTTATAAATTTGCGTTCTCTAAGTGTCCGCTTGATACTCAATTATTTCACCTCAAAAAAAATAGCCACCTAACAGGCTTTCGCCTATCAAATGGCTCTCTAGGAACTCTACGTTTATTCAATTTTTAAATTTGCTTAATATTGCTGGATTCGAACCCAACATTTCCTTTGGCCAAGGCGTTTTACCTTAAACTAAATATTAAGCAAATATTATATTTTTAAAAACACTCCTATATTAATTATATCACACTTTATATTATCGTGTCAAAAATATCTATACGCTCCATGATATCCATGTCATCTTCTAATAGCGGTATATACCCACAACGCCGTGATCCCCATTGCTGCAGTCTATGCCGCTTAAAGTATCGGTTATTGACTTTGGTATTATATCGCCTCTTTCGCTTTAATTCTTTCGAGTATTCGTTTTCTATTGCCACTTGATAGCCCCCTTTCATAAAATAAACACTTATGTCACTTATTAGAAATGATATTCTGGCTATCAAGTAGCTCTACAAATACTTAGTTATATTTATTTAAGGCTATCGAGTGGCTCTATATTTTCTACCCATGCCTTTAGATTTATCTTTTTTAGTCTCCTGACAATTGTAATTGTTTCATAATCATATTCTTTGTCTAAACTTACATTTTTCTCATAATTGTATTTTACGATTTCACTCCCTTTCATGACCCTAAGCTGTTGTAGTAAGAATTGTTTATCAACATCATTAAATTCATTTATAATTTCTTTATCATTTGCCTTTGGCATCATTCCCCTCCTTTATTTCTATCCAACATTTCATATCCCCTATACATATTTCCTTTTCTCCACTAATAACAGCATATAACTTTCCATCTATATATTCTAATCCATCACAATAATATATCTTTACTTTCTCGCCCTTTTTACGTTTGACTAATCTAATATCTCTCGGTTTATTTAATAAATTCATTCCTTCACCCTCACTATCACCTTTTCCTCTATCTCGCAGGTGATTTCAATAAAATTCTTACACTTCGGACACTTGGTCACTATTACCTTTGGCTTGCCGTATATGTCAAAGCCGGGTGACCCTGCAAAAAATTTATGATTGCAGGGTCGCCCGTCCTTCATAGTTCCAACACATCTAACTTCAATCTCGTTATCTTTTATAATATCACCTCCTGCGTGATTAGTCACTTACTTACTCACCATATCATCTAACCTAAAATCGGTCAGCATACTTCTCGGTATGCCCTCTGCCCTGCCGATTGCCCTTTTAATTCTCATCTTGTCCTCGATGGCCTCCCTTGCAAATTTCTGATTGGAATTATCATCTAAAAAATTATTGATATACTCAAGTAGGTTTCGGGCGGTCCTTGTGGGTACATTTAGAGTAATCATCACCTTAACCCCCTTTATTTAATGTTTGTTCATGTTAACGCAAACTCTAACTGCCAATGGCTCAAATCGGTCACCTCCCCTCTATCTTATCTTGGGTACATTTAGAGTAATCATCACCTTAACCCCCTTTATTTAATGTTTGTTCATGTTAACGCAAACTCTAACTGCCAATGGCTCAAATCGGTCACCTCCCCTCTATCTTATCTATCGCTTCGCTCAAATCTTCTAAACACTTCACTAATATATATTGTCCACCTTTAGCCCATATATCACCCTGAAATGCTAATTGGTTGACA